GACATGATGCTCTCAAGAACATGGGCGTCGCTCAATGTGGTTCGGCTGGACGCTTACCATCGTCTTACATCGAAATGCAAGTTAGTGCGTTGTGCGTTCGCCATTCGTCTTGCCTAATCCAGCATTCCCCGAATGTATTCTTCGACGGTTTCCACGATCTCTCTCATATCAGAGTCATCCAGTGCCAGGAATGGCCGCGCCGGGATCTCCGAACCTGGATGGTTGACCTTGCGTACCGGGTGCCCGGCGCTAGCCCATGCCAACGCCTTCTTATTGCGGGGGCGGATCTCGTGGGGCTTGGTCCTGCCGCCAAACTGGTGAATGGCCGCGTATTTGACGTTGGTGCCGACGGCCGCGCCGTCGTTGCTGCTGGTCTGGGTGATGCTGCTGGCCAGCCTGCCCGAAGCCTGCAAAATCTTGCCGTTCCGAACGTGTTTTTCGTAGCGCGCCCCGGATACCTGGCCGGTCTTGGTCAGCGCTCCAGCCCGCGCTAGCCAGGAGCCGGGTTTCAATCCCTGCCAGGCGGGGCGGCCTTCTCGCGCGAAGTTTTCTTCCACCGCGTCGGCCATGATGCCGGCAACCGCCTGCATGACCGACGCCCGGTTCTTGGTGGCCTTCTCTAGCCGCTTCAGGACTTGGACGACGCCGCTGTTGTCGATCTCGATGTCTATCATCTGGCGCTTTGCTCCTGCAGGTATTGCTTGGCCAACTCTGGCGGGTAACGGCTGAGGTCAGGCTGATACGCGGCCTGGCCGGGGTTGTAGCCGAAGCCGGCGTCAGCAACGAACAGCTTGCCGGTTGCCGGGTCGCGGAATGCCGGGGCTGGCCGGGTATTGCCCTTGCGGTCTATCGGCTGCTCCACAGTCTCCATCCGGCCCTCGCTGCTGGATACGTCCAGGCCGAGCCGCTCCATATCGCGGGCGCTCCTGGTACGCACGCGGCAGCGGCATTTCCAACCGTTGGGCGGGTAGAAGCGTCGCCAGAACGGATCGTCGTAACGGAAGATGCGGCCGTGCAGGCTGCGGTGCAGCGGCCGGGTGCGGTTGTCCAGCACCGCCACGTATTCCCAAAACGGCCGCGCTTCAGCATTGGCCAGTTGCTCTTGGAAACGTCCGGCCATGTACGAAGACTGCATGTTGGTCCGGAATATCGTTTCGAGCCGGCGGGGGCAAAGCCGCTTGCCCTGGATCTCGCCGGTCGCCTGGTCGACGATCTGGCCGCGCCCCCACCAGCCTTTCGCTTCCAGCACCGGCTGCAGGCGCTTCTGGAAGTCGACCAGCGTCTCGCCATGCTGCAGCGCCTGCAGCAGCGCTTCGCGCACGTCGGTCAGCACGTCCAGCTTTAGCACGCCTGCCACGGTGAACGAGCGGGCGTGGGCTTCGGCCCATACCTCCTGCCACTTGAAGCCGATGGCGTAGCCCTTGCTCTCGAAGTAAGCGATGGCCTCCTCGGGCGGCAGGCCGATGGCGTAGCTCAGGTCTACCGCGCCGGCCTCACTGGTGGGCATGCAAGCGCCCCCAAACATCGGCGACGAACATCGCCCGCGCCAGCAGCTGGGACAGCGCGGCATCGTCCATCTGCGGATACGCCGCTATCAGTGAGGCGATCGCATCGTCCGGGACGGCCCCATCGCGGATGGCTTGAATCACGGGAGCCAGCGCCGTGTCCAGGCCGGCGTTGATCGCATCGGCTGGCAGCGCGACGGCGTCCAGCGCGTCCTGGTCGGGGTAAACCACCTCGCCCTGGTCATTGGTCAGCACGGCGCGGTAAGACAGCGCGGCGCGCGGCTGCGGCCGCAGCTCCGGCGGCAGCGCCATTTCCGGGCGCGGCGCGGTCAGCACCTCGTCGTCGTCCTGAGGCTTGGGGATGGCCAGCTTGTCGTAGACCCAGTCGGTCTTGACCTTCAGGCCGAGCCCGACCAGCTTCGGCAGGCTTTCGGCATACAACTTGATGTCCTCTATCTCGCGGGTGTCGAACACCAGGCGCGGCATCCGGCGCGGGTTGACCTGGCCGAAGTTGAGCACGGCCAGCGGGTATAGCAGGTCGCGGACCAGCGTTCCTTCCAACTGGCGCGCGTCGCTGACGGTCAAATCGTGGCGCACCTCGTTATGGACGTTGCCGAGGGCATTGGTGCTGCTCTTGCCGTCGGCCTGGCTGGTGAGCGTGCCGCCCAGAATGGCTTTGGACTGTGACCGTTCGCACCAATCCATCATCGCCTGGAACGGTTCCTCGCTGCCCTGGGCGGCATTCTGGAATTCGATTGCCATGCCTTCCGGGATGATGCCGGCCGCGTTGTGGCCAATCTCGGCCACCGCGCGCAGCAGCGTCGCCCGCTCCTGGTCAGTCGCGCCGGGCGGGTATTTGCCCACGCGCAGCGGTAGCCCGTAGATCTCCAGGAACTCGGCCAGATCCCGCACGCTGTAGTTCTTGAACAGGTAGGGCCAAGCCAACACGCGGTGCAGGCCGGCGCGGGTCAGATAGCCGGATTTGGCTTTGTGCCGGTGGATCAACCAGCCGAACTTCCACGGCTCCGCGCCCTGGGCGCTGCCGTCGCGCAGGCGCAGCGCGTTGCCATCCTCTGGCAACGTCTGGAACCAGCGCTGCGGCCGGTGGGTCAGCGATTGCGGCAACCAGTCCTTGCCCAGCCGCTGCCAGGCGATCTCCAGCGCGGCGAAGCCGTGGCCGATACCGTCCAGGCAGTCGAGCAGCACGTCGTCCAGGTCTGGCAAATCCATCAACCACTCTTGCAGCTGCTCCGCTTGTTTTTTCTCGGCCGCGCTGGCGCTGCGCGGCGGGGTGATGCTCCAGTCCAGCGTCAGCAGCGCGCGCTTACGCTTGCTCATCTCCGCGAAGATATGGGCATCCTTTTCCTCTATGTCGTTGAACAGATCCGCCTGCGCCGCCAAGTTGCCTTGTTCGGCCTCTTCCAAGACCCGGTGCAGGCGCTGCGGCGTCAGCCCGCGCGACGGGTGCTCGGCGAATTCGCGCGTCACCCAGCCGATGCGGGCGCTTTGCGCCTCGGACAATACCTCGTGCTGGATGGGCTGGCCGTACTGGTCCAGGATTTGTGCCATGTTTGTCACTCCTACCATGCGCCTGCCGAGAAGCGGCCGTAACCGTCGTCCTGGCCTCGTTGTACTGGTGTGTAATCGCAATGAACCGTCCCGCGTGTCGATGCGATCATCCAAAGGATGTGCAGCGCCGTCAGGCCGTCAAAGTGATGGTTGGTTTGTGGCTCAGGCCAGCTGTCCAGCTCCGCCAGTAGCTGAAGCAGCGCGGGATGGAACAAGATATGGGGGTTGAATGCGTCGCAAATATACGGTTCCAACGAGTCGATTCGCACCTCTGGTGGGGCTGAGGCGGTCACCCCGATCAGCGGCAAAGGCATGCCGGCGTCCAGCCCATCTTTGATGAAAGTCTGGCGTGAATGCTCATACGCGTTGTTGTTCTCGAATCCCCAGGCAAGGCACCGGAATTCTCTCTGCGCGCTGATTAAGTCAGAGGACAGCTTTGATGGCACCCGCCGTTTGATCTCCGCCTCCACTACATGGAGTTTCTTGGCGTGCCGGTCCCAGCCGCCGATCAGAATGGCGGAAGGGTCGGACGTCTCGCCTCTGCCCATTGAAGGGTCACACGCGCCAAACATCAACCAGTCCTGTAGCCGCTGTACCCAAAAATGGATATTGCCGAAGATCTTGTCTTCGTCGCTGCGTGGGTCGCCTTGCATCTCGGTCTTGAAGGCGGTGCCATTCTTGGCCCGCTGCCGCATCAGCCAATATAACGAACGCACGCTTGGCCAAGAAGTCACCGCGCCATCGTCCATCATCGCCTTATTGTTTAGGTAGAAGCGGTAGGACGGCAGCTCCTTCTCAGCGAGTTTGCGGCCGGCCTCGTTGGCGGCTTCCTCTGCTTTCTTGTCCTCATTCAGCATCAGCGCCTGACATCGCTCCCAAAGGTCCATATGGGTTGGTAATGTCTCAATGGCACGGAAGTGGTGGACGATGTGGCCGATGGTGCGCTTGGCCCGACTGATGGGGTCATCTTTGTTCAGTACCGTACCGACGCCCAGGTATTTGACTGAACCATCCGGCGGCCCCAGGTAGTCAATTGCCTTGCCAAGCCAGTTCCAGCGGTTTTCCCGTTCGGTTGGACTCTTGGCCTCGGCGTCGGTGATCAGATCGTCACCCAACAGCAACTTAGGGCGACTTGCGCCGTGGAATGTCCCGCGAATCGCTTGCTCTGCGCCGAACGGTTCCACTTTCACGCCGGTCCTGGTGACAAACTCGCCGACCTTCCATACCGGCCCTTTGCCGCATGCTTCAGGAAAGTCCAATGCCAGCTGGGCATTTACCGTCAGCTCGGTTTTTACAACCTCCAGCAGCTTGGTCGGCAGCTTGGTTTCTGCCCCGAGCAAGATGATGTAGTCAATGAATGGCGGCGGCGCGTCTGTCCACCCGACTTCCTTGCGAACTTCCGGGCGTTGCAGTAGCCCTTGAATCGCGCACCAGGTAGGCCCGATCTTGGTCAATAGCGACGACTTGGCTTCACCGCGTGGCGCGATCCACCACTCGGTTACTCCTCCAGACTCGCGCAGCAGCTGTGGCAGGCGCTTGCACAGGTGGTCTTGGAACAGAGATGGCGTGCCCCGGATATGGTGGGGGAAGTAGGTATAGGCGAAGAACTCGAAATCGCCTTCCAACAGCACACGGCGGCGGCGGGCTTTGATCGCTGCCGGGGAGGCGTCCAACCCTGTTTGGTACGCTTCAATGTCGCGCTTGAGCTGAGTGAGCTGTGCGCGTAGCTCGTCAAAGAAGTCTTTTTTGGAGAGGTGCTGACTCATTTTTGTCATCCGTACAGATTTGCCAGCTCATTACCGAACGGCTCCAGGATTTCGACAAAAGCCGCCGCATGTTGGGGATGGTTTTCCCGGATATAGGCCGCCAGTGATTGCACCACCTCCATCGCGGTGGCCAACTGGCTGGTTTCCGGCAATACCCGCTTACTGGCTGCGATAGTTTTGTTGAATGAGTCAGCCAGGCTGGCCAGCATGCCAACCTTCTTCTCTGCCGGCAGATTCGCATCCACCTGCAGCGCTTCCATCACCGCTTGGTACTGGACCATGAACCCCGATAGCGCGGCTCGAGCAATGCTCTCGATCCCGCCGCCGGCCAGAATATGCGCCGCGCGCACCTTATCCCAGTCGTCACCGGCCTCGGCCAACTCGCGTTTCCAGCGGCTGGCGGTGGACATCGACACGCCGCATTGCATGGCGGCAACCTCCAGGCTGATGCGGTCAAACACGTATAGGCGGCGCAGCTTGTCTCGCGTCTCTGGTGTATGCGCCATTACAGCGCCCGCTTGACCAGTTCGACGGCGATGGCGGTGCCTACCGCGACGATGCCGCCGCTGATAGCACCCGCTCGGGCAGCCTGCTGCTCAACGTGGCGCAGGCGGCCGTCCATGGCGTCCAGGCGCTCATTTTGCGTGGCCTGGCTGGCGACGATCATGTCCAGCTTGCCCTCGATACGCCCCAGGGCGCGGGTCAGTTCGTTGTTCTCGGACATCAGCGTTTCCCTTCTTGGCGTTGTTGGCAGTCGATACAGCGGGTGCAGCCGGGCACAGCCTGGCGGCGCGGAGCGGGGATGGCGTCTCCGCAGTCCTCGCAGTGGCTGTAGCTGCTCAGCGAGGTAGAGCGGGCCAAGTCGGCCTGGATGGCCAGCGCCTGGTCGCGTTGCCGCTGCTCCAGTTCCTGGGCGCGGTCGAAATCATCCATGCGCGGCCCCCTGGTGCAGTTGAATGTAGCTGTCTAGGCGGGTCTCCAGCTCCTGGCACCAGCGGCCATAGTCGGCGGCGTGGTTCAGTAGGTCTGCGGGCGGTAGCCCTGTACTGGCGGTCCCGGACGCGTCGGCTTTTGCAACATTTCCGGCGTCGGCCGAGGGCAAACCAGAATCGGACTCGGCGTAACCGAGGGCGGCGCGGTAGAGCCGCAGGCTGTCAGGGCCAAGGCCAGTAAAAGCGGCACCATCACGTTGCGTTGCATCGGCGATCCTTTCCTTAAGTTGCGCCTGGCTGCGCGCCAGCTCGCCTCGGGTCTGCAGCAGCTGCCAGCCCACCTGGTGGGCCAGATCAGCCAGGCGCTTTTGCTCGGCGCTGGCTGCTGCCTGCGTGTGGGCATTGTCCTCGGCGCGCTGTTTCAGCTCGGCGGCGTGCTGCGCTTGCAGGGCAGCCATAGCCACCTGGTGCCCCTGGTCGGCCAGGGATTGGCCGGTGTGATAGCCGGCGTAGCCGACACCGAGAAGTGGCAGCAGGTAGAGCGCGCTTTTAATGGCCAGGGAAGCTAGCGGGTTAGTTGTCACTGCCATTGCCGCCCCCTTTGGCATCGCGCCGGGTCGCGATCCAGCTGCGAGCGGCGGAGTAGCCACCCACCGAGCCCATGTAGACCAGCCAAATCTCATACGACAGCGTGCCGGCCACACCTTGGTAAATGAACATGCCGGAGCCGACTGCGCAGGCGATGTTGGCCCACAGCTTGCTATGGCTCAGCCGGCCGGTCGCGGGGTTTTTGATCAGGTCGCCAAGGGTCATTGGTACCCCCGCTGCAGTGCAAAGTGGGGAAACTCGCGGAACGGCGCATTGGGCCGGCCGTACCAGTTCAGGCCCAGCTCCATGCCGATCTTGCCTGCGGTTTGCCATGCGGGATGTTTGTCATCCCAGCACGGCTTCCCGCCGACAACCGGTACGACATCGAACGCGCGCGCCGCCGGCCGCCCTTGGATCATGGCGTTGTGTTCGGATTGGCCGCCCTTGGCATTAGTGACGCGCGCGCCGGGCTTGCCATTGCGGCCCTGGGCATACAACTGGTTTTGCTCCTCGGCGGAGCGGTAGGTGCAGGTAATCAGGATGTCCAGGCCGGCAGCTTGGCAGCGCCGCAGAAACTCGCGGCACAGCGGCTGCAGATCCGGGTGGAGGTCTTCAATTTTGCGGCTGGGCATGTCGGTGTCCTGTTGATTGGAACACCGCCAGAAGGCGTTGTTGCACAAATCCTCCCCCGCCGCAGCTTGGTAAGATAGTGGCATGACCAA